CTGCTTAAAGGTGGGGTAATCTCTTCTGGATTGAGAAGGCTGTTGATGTAGCGAGTAATCTTTTCTTCTTTTTGATTTAGATGTCTTAGTCTAGCGGAAATAGTTTCGCTTTTTGCCGTAATGTCATCAAGTGCACCAAGATTTCCAGGGTCAGATGCAACCTTTAATACATCTGCTGTAAGTTCACGACCACCAAGAATTTGCGCGTCAATAAGAACTCTGGTTTGATTCGCTCCACTGCCACCATTAATCATTCCAAGGTTATCTAGCATACTTGGATTAAAAGTTGCAGGAGATGCCGCTTCTTCAATGAAGTCAAGAACTGAAGAATACGAGTTTTGAATGTTTGGATTTTTAGCGGCTTCAATTTCTTTGGCAATTACTGCACCATTTTTAGTAGTAATTGGTCGCTTTACAGTTAATTTGTAAGTTTTAGTTGCTGCACCAGTAAGAACAAATGCAGGGTCAAGTCCATTAAATCCGAAGTCTGCTACTCCAGAAAAGAATTGTGGTAGACCTTGACGAAAATACTCATCTACTTCTTTGCCATTTGCCCAATCAAGTTTTTCTGCACCTTGCTCTCCAGGAACTGAACCTGCAATAGCAAAAATCATAGAGCGACCTGGAGAGTAAATTCTAGGCGCAAAAATATCTTCAGTAGAGTCTTCTGGATTTACTGGTTTACGCGAATCTTCAGTAGCCTTTTGAAATAAAGCCCAATTTCCCATGAGTGTAATGTCAACATTTTCTTGACGATACTGTTGTGATGAGACAAGAAATGCCGCACTAATGCGTGGGGCAACTTGTTGTCGGTAAGGCTTAATAACAGGTTCAAATAATTCTGCTGTTGATAATCCAGTTGTTGTAAGCATTGGAACACCAGCAGCATCAAGAATAGGTTTTCCATTTTTATCAAGATAAGGTTGTCCATAAATTGAGTCTTCTGGGTCTTCAAAAACAGTTCCTGCTTTTAAAATGTCAAGTGCTTTATTTTGAACCTTTGCAATATTCTTTGCAAGTGGACTACGTTGTGCTTCAAAATCTGAAGCCTTAGATGCAATAGCATTTGTTTGAATTGCGTCAGCAAGATTATTTATAAATTGGTCAAAATCACCCTGAGCAGGAGAGCCACCTAGGTCTCTTTTGATTGCCACCTAGTCTCCAATCCTGCGTCCGTCATTGAGTTCTACCATTTCAGAAATAAATTTATTTCGCTCTTCAGGAGATTCCCAGTTAACAACTGAGAATGCAAATATAATTTCTGGGGCTTTATAATTAAAAAAGTTTGAAAATGCTGCAATATTTTTATCTAAAGACATTACATGCCTTCATTAACTATTGACTTAACTAAACTTAAAAATATTTTAAAAGATTCTGGTGAATCTTCTTTTGAAGCCAATGAATCCAGTTGTGGCATATACTTTTGAATCATTGCATACTGAGTTGCAGGTTCTGGATTGCGACCAGCACCCATATTTGCTCCAGCAGTAATTGGTTCATTTGGATTTTCTGTTGGTGCAAAAATATTTGTTATTGGTTGAGGGGTTCTACCCTGTAAATTTGAAGCGGAAGCAGGACTAGGAACACTTGCTGGTGGAACGTTTGGAACCTGTGAGGCAGGAACTTGACCTGGTTGAATTGGGTCCATGTCTGTACGCTGTGAAAGAGCACCTGGACCAGATACTGGCTTTGCTTCAGTATTAGTGCGCTGTGAACGCAAACCACCTCTTGCCATTACTGTCCTCTTTCAACTATCTGGATTTTTCCACCAGTATTAATATCAAATTTCTTAGCAATTTTCATTGCTTCTTGCAGTGTTGCGCCATGCGCAATAGCACCAAGTGCATATGCTGCACCAGTACCTATTCCATAAACACCTGTGTTTGTTTCAAGCACAGCGTAGTTAGATGCGACATGAAATACTCTGTCTTTAAATCCAACCAAAAATACAAAATCTTCATCTTCCTTTAATGTGATACCAGCATCTTCATGTTGCTTTCGCATTTCAGGAATAAACTTAGACACCATAAATGTGTATGCTTCTGAACCGTTGTATTTCGGTGGTTCCCAACCGTATAAAATAACATCACAACAGCGTGAGTTACCTGCGCCAGCCATAACATACTCACCAACTTCAACAATCTTTTTCATGCTTCTATGTTGATATGGTCGTTCGGTATCTGTAACTTGTGCATCCGCAGCAAAGGTAAAACCTTTACCGTCCCTGATGGCAATGATTGTAGTCATTATCCACCTAGTTGCGCTAGAATATCCTGAATGTTAGGAGCAGGAGCCCCAGGGGATGCTGCGACAGGAGCACCACCCATAGTTTCGGGTCCTTGTGCTTCAACTGGAGCACCCTCACCTGGGGCGGCTTGTGGAGCACCGCCTCCAAGAGCACCCATCATTTGTTCGGGTGTCATTTGTGGTGCTTGTTCTGGCATAGGTTGTGGTTCAGGTTTTTGGAATACTTCCATTACGGAATCTTCTACGCTCTTACCGTTACGGCGAGAATCAATTACCTGAGCAATCTTCATTACAATATCTGATGGGTCTTGACCTTGAGCAGCCATCTGTGGAATTGCCTGTGATGTTGCACTTAAGGCTCCTATTAAGGATGCACGCATCTTTTCAACATCAATGCGTTCAATCTCCTTGGACACATTTACATTCCATGGAAGTTCCTGCATTACAAATTCTTGTGAAATCAAGTTTGCCTGTAAAGCCTGAAGGCTGAAGATAAGGGCACGTGATGGGTCAAGTCCTGACATAAGACCGTAACGTACTTGTACGCTGTAGTCTTCTTTGATATCTTTTTCTGGGCTGTACTTAAGTACATATGGCGCACCATTGTAAGTCATTTGTGTTGACTTCTCGCCAGGGAATAACTTTTCGTCCATTTCCATGGCTAGTGCCATTACATCCTGCAATACTTCTGCAAGGATTTGCTGACCAGCCTTGATTTGTGAATCAAACCCACCAAGAAGTGCTTGAACACCAGTTCCCGTAATTACGGATGCGTTGATTGTTCCTGAGCGACCCTCTGGGTAACGAGCACCCATGCGCATTTCTGCTTCAAGAACTTGTTGTTCTTGGAATGCACCAACTGGAATTTCTAGACCAACACGGCGAACGCCCTGTGGATTGGCAGTACGCATGACTGCATCAGGACCAAATGCAAACTCTTGCATATCCTGTGGTACAACCATAGGTGCGTTAACTGATTTCTCAGCAGCATCCATGGCAAGAAGGCTAAAACGAGCACGAGCAATCTGTGCCCAGATGACATCATCAAACTGACCACGTGGGTCTTCAGTGTCAATACCTGGACGCTTAGCAATACGCACACTTAGTTTACCTAGTGGGTTCTTTGCCTTGCGTAGGGGAAGGTCTCCGCGTTGTGGAAGGAATAGGATTACCTGGTCCTTGTCTTCGTAACGAATCAAATCAAGTAGAGTACCGAGGTCAATGTCTCTGCGGCTTTCTCCACCAAGGATTTGGCGTTCGTACTCTGGGAACTCTACAAGTAGTTCTCCCATGGACTTAAGGTAACGCTTGCTATATGAAACACATCGTCCGTAGCGGTCATATTCTGGGTAAGCACCCAATGGGTTTTCTACACGAATGCGTGGCATACGAGCCTCAAAGTCAGGCTCTACAACAAACGGCAGGAAGGCATAGGTATTATACCAGTCTGCGCCTGTATACATCTGAGTTTGTAACTCAGAATATTCAACGTAGTTGTTGACAATCATGGAACGCAAGTTAGCGTTCTTTTTTGCCCTGTCAGATGTTACGTCAGGTGTCTGGCAGTTAAACGATGGTAGTGGTGCTAGAACTTCAGCCAAGTCGCGAGCAGCAACATCAACAAAGTTGGCAATCATTGGCTTGGTCATGCCCTCTGGGAACATGTCTGGGTATACCGATACCATGTCACCACGGCGTACAGCAGTGATATCAGCCATACGCTGGTCACGTACTGAGTATCGCTGGCGTAGGTAAAGTACCTTGTCAGCGACCTGTTCCATTGAGAGTGCCATGAATATCCTTAAAGATAAGTTGTAAATTGTTCCATTGCTAAATCGTCAAGATTAACAACCGCTTGTTGCGCCATCTGGCGCTGTGTAACAAAGCGACTTGTTGTGTGCCAAATTTGATTCCCAGAGTGCTGAATCATTTCCTTGGCTTTAATCTCACAAAACCACAGAGCCATAACAACGTCTGTAGGATTGCGAGTTCCAGGCTTCCAAGTAATTAACTGATTGATTAGAGCCTTGATACCCTCGTGGTACTGAGGGTCTGGTAGTTCAATGAGATTATCTCGGTTGTGCTTAGCACCACCCATGGTACCAAACAAGCCCTGCATAGCAGCCACACCGAAGTCAGTGTCCCACTTGTTCTTACCAGTAAAGTGGCTAGAGAATCTAACACCCTTATTAGCCAGGTACTGGCGGAACTCTTCGTCCACCTCGTACATCTTTTGGTGGGCGTTGATTTCAATACGCAGTTCTACTGGGCGGTAGGTGTTAATCCAGTCTTCAATGATTGCACGAATCTTGCCAGGTGTTGGTTCTGACATATTGTAGGCATCTAGTACTAAGCGTCTACCAGATTGACGGTCAATAGCATAGACAACTAGCGCAGTCTTTCCTGCCATAGCAGGGTCCATACCAATTAGTGTGACCCATTGTCCGTCTCGTGGATGTCCAGCCGCTCCCACACGGAGAGGACCAGGCTTACGCATACGGTTAACACAGGCGTTAACAATCGTTGGATTAAAAATTGCGTCATCATCAATGTCCTGTTGCTGGTAAACTAGTGCCCATGTTGAGGCAGTCACCTCGCTACGTCTTGCAAATAGTGCTGGTCCGTCCCACTTCTGGTAGTAACCATCTTTATCTGGCAAGGTATCTTCATCACCATCCCAAGGACGGTCTGAACGTTCCCAGAGTGTTTTCCACTTCTTAGGGTCATCTTTAATTTCTAAGACTGCTGGCATAGCCAAGCGAGTAAATGGGCTTGCACCACCAGACCAGTGTTCTGGATTGCGCAGTTCGCGGTACAAGTCGACCGCGCCAATGCGAGTGCCAACGATGAGTAACTTACCGTTCTTACCTAGACGAGTGATAACTTCCTTCTGAAGCCAATCTAACTGCTTTTCCCACTCATGGGCATTGGCAGTAGTGATAACGTCATCTAGGATAATCAGGTCAGCACGGGCACCGTAAATCTGACCACCAATACCTAGCGCCTGAAGCGTAGGGTCCTTTTCGGATGAGTCACGGGCTTCTTGACCTAGGTAAACCG